ATGAGTACATTGGAAGAATTCAGAAAAAGTAAAGAAATCTGGTCTGAATTGGCTTTCAAGGAGGCCCGAACAGATGATCGCGGAAACTACGATGAAAATGAAAAAGCTCGCTATTCTTTATTGATACAACTCCAATAAGACTTTCAAGAATCAGACCGAGAGCTAATACGCTTTCTCTTTGAGCAAGAAGTTATCGCAAGAGAAAAGGATAGTTTTCAAGGTATCAGCAATGCACTATGTTTAGGGGCTTACCTGCTTGCTAAATTCGAAAATCCTAGTGATATTGCAATTTTTTACAGGGCAAAAAACTCTAACTTCGATACTCATTGCGGTTTTGATATCGAGTTTGTATTTTGGCCACTTAAAGAAAAAACTGACTCGTATCTAGGTAAGCATAATCCAGAGCTGCGAAATGATCTAGGTGGCGTTTACTTTGAATCAGACCTAAATGAAACCATTGATGAATGGTGGGTTGATCAGTTAAGTCAATACCCTGATTGTGCTGAAGACGAATTGCCTCTTGTCCTATATGAACGGAATTTGTATTTCGACGATATTGAAAAGGCAAAAGCCTATCTTGAATTGTGGGCTTCGAATGAACCGGAATCAGATAGGAAGCAAAGCTATCTTGAATACGCATACAAACAAATAGGTGAATTTGAAAAAGCAATTCAAATAGTCAAAAAAAGCATTGAACTTAAAGAGCCTGGCTTTGATAAAGCAGGGGCTTATAGAGATCTTATAGAACTCTATACTCAGATAGGTGCACCTTCAGATGCAATTCAATATATCGAATACATAGATGTGGAGTTTAGAAAATTCGATAATTGGAAGCTAGTTGGTCTCGGCCATATGACTGTTAAATCTGTTTTTGACTATGCTAGCACAACTAACAACCCAAGCTCTGGAAAGAAAGCATTTAAGTATGCTGATGCATGGAGCAAGCAAGTGAATAAGCTTCCTTATGTTGCGTTAGAGTCAGGAGTGCAGGCAGCCGTGAGATGGAACATGTATTTAAAAACCAAAAAATATAGAAAACTAGCGGAAAAAGAACGAGCTAGAATTGACAGCATGTAACACGTGCATTTTCCCGGACTGTCAGAAGCTACATAATTCAGCTAACCGACATGACAGTCTAATCTCAAACAATTTAGATTATGTTAAATTCATCAAGTTTAAAAGTTGTTTGGCTCAAGTTACAAACACTAAGTGAATTCGGAAGTATCTAACTCAACGTAACTTTCCCTTTATATATCAAGCATCACATCTTATCCACCCCAAAGCCTCAACCGTTTGAGCCGTGCCAAACACAACCGTATCCCCATTCGTGTCTAGCATGGTATTCAAACCATTCGCGATAGGTATATTGCCCTCACAGCCCCAGTTGTTTGCGACTGAATCATAATGCAGTTCAGCAAACGCATAATTAATAAAAGCCTGGCCATTTTGTTCAACTGCATAGTTAAGCGCTTTTAGCCCAGAGCTGTTGTTGTCAGGCAGCGGAAAAGCGGGCGGAAAATCAAAGTGCCTTGGACTTGTTGGAAAGAATGCTCCTAAGTAAAGACGACCGAAGTCTTTTAAAAGTGCAGTGCTTTCGCTTCTTGCGTGAGAGCTTCTTACAATCACTTTATTTGTCAGTGAGAAGCACAAATCACGTTCTAAATAGTTCTGAGTTAAATACACGCCGCCAATACCCGCATGTGCTTTGTGTATCACACCATTGTTCGAAGGCACCGTGACTTTTGCTTTAGTTTTGTAGGGCTGAATTGCGACCACATTGACGTTAATACTGCCTGTATCTTCATTCAAAACAGCGTCGATTGTTGGCGTGAGTGATTGCCATGTGGCACCATTATCGGTGGTATATATACGTGTATAGCTACTAATACAAGGCTGTGTTAGCTGATAGCCAGTAGAATTGTCGGGTACCTTACTTATCCATCCACCAATCCAACCATTTTTAAAATCCTCACATTGCAGTATATTTTGTGGCTCACCGATTACGTCAATATGCATATAATCTCCAGCAACGGATACACTCATTTTTGTTGATGTGTGCATGGTTGTAAACCCTATGTCATTCAGGCCTTCTATTCCGCGCATACTTAATATGATGTCGCCGACTTTTGGTTGATAGCCACCAAAACAGCGCGCGACGGTTTTGCCGTTGTAATTTGTGCCGTATGAACTGGCAAAGGATGCGTCATAGCTGCTTGTTTTCTCAATTCGCCTATCCGCAACGTTGTAAATAAATAGATTTTGGGCGTGACCAAATGGCTTGGTGCCATTGTCTAAACCACCATCCACTTGCGCTCCCAAATAAAACGGGTGCGGTCTATCGACTCTGAATATCGAATAATTGGCATCTGAATTGATAATCTCAATCACTTTACAAAACGCGGTCAGTCTTAAACTCTCAACACCACGATATTGTCCTGATTTTACTTTTAGATCTGCAACAGCTAAGTCTGCAAGGCTCAAACCGCTTGCTAAATATCGCATATCACGACACACACCGCCTTGGCCACTGGCGTAAATTGCATCGTAAAAACGCCCATCAGGCCGACCGGAAGTTGTCGATGCGATGTGGCCACTTGAGGTGTCAGGTAAAACCGAAAAGCAATCTGCGCTGCTGGTGTAACTAACGCTATCGTCATGCCAATAGAGCTGCGCGCCGTTTGACATGGAGGCAGCAAATTGCGTACCTTGCGGGTTGAAACTCGGGTGATATGCGCCTTGGTTTAATCGGTTTACAGTACCACACACCAAGAAGTAGCATTGCTCATTAAGTGCGTGTGCACCTTGTGTTGTTTTTGTTATTTGATACAGGCCTTTTAATGACGTGTCATAGTCACTGTGCATAGCAGACTTATACAAGTTGGCAGTCGAACTACCTTGCGCATAAACTGCATCGCTATTGCTAACGCCTTGAGCAATGATGCGGTGACCATCTTGGTTTTTTCCGAACCACTGTCCAATAGGTCGTGCGATATCATAGTCCGATAAATTACCGTTTCCTAAACCCGCAATCGTACGACGCGCGCACTCCATTGATAAAACTTACCGGTTGCGTCATCAAAATACAGGTTGTTTTTAGGGTCGCTGGCAATTGTGATACGCTGCGCGGGTGAAGCACTTTGCCAGTTTACGCCTCTTCCGATGCTTGTTGTGTCTCCTTGATACCAAGCGAAATACGAGGCTGGCCTGATACCATCAAGCGTTGTGGCAATGCCGTTGATGCTCTGTGCTTGGCTTTGAATTAGACCGTGCTGATAAACAAAGGGGTCGTCATCGTTTATCTGTCTTAAAAACACTTCAAATCCCCACATATCAATGCGTGATGTGACCACTTCATTGGTGAGTGTTTGCGCTGCAAAGGCGACTTCTGGCGCACTGTGTATGACGGTTTTACCTGTACTGCTATCGTAAGTTCGACAACCATTTTCTGCCTCTGGAAATTTTATGATGTTTGCAATGCTTGGCTGATTAATTGAGACGTATTGAAGTTCGATTATGAGGCCCGCAATACACAGAGCAGGGTATTGACCCCCGTGTACACCCATATTCAAGTTATCCAAAAAGGCCCTTGTATTCTCATTACCACTGAATAGACTGGGGCCTGCGCTGATGTAGTTGGTGCTAGATAAGGACTTACCAAAATGCACAAAGCCACTGGCCACATATCGGTTTAGATTTTGCTGTCTTCTCGCTTCAAACTCACCTTTGCGCATCGCCCAAGGGTAGGGATTCGCAGTGTCTATTTCGCTTTGCATTTGGCGCAGCGTTTTAACACTTTGGGTATTGCCTTCTAAATCGCTGAACTCGACTGTTCCCGTTTTCGTTTGCCATTCAATCATGGCTTTGTAGTTGTCGTTGACCATTTTGGAGGCATTGTTGAGTGCAGAAACGGCGGTATTAAAATCCCCAGAGGTGGGTAAAACCACACAAGGCACTTGGTTTTGGGTGGCATTGGGCCAAGGTTTGATGAGTTCGACGAAGGTGCCGTGTGTGGTGACATACGCTTTGGCAATTTCAACGGGGGCGAAAGCCCCTAACACCAATGCATCACTTGCACGAATGTTGGCCACACTTTGATTGTCGTTGATTTTGATGATGTTACTGCCGTTGGTGGCATTTGAATTTGCAGAGTTAAACCAGGTCATTGTTATTATCCTCGTAAGTAGATGACTGCGATTTTTTTGATGTGTGTTGATGATGTGAAAGTCACGTTATGCCGCGCTTGGGCAAGGGTGTAAGGACGCTCAAAACGTTGGTCAGTTTGGCGCATCGCTTTGCCTGACATATCGCTAGAGCACAGATAATCGCCCGCTTCAATGTCGCCGCCTTGGCCGCACACATTGAGTACGCCTTCACCAAGGGCGTTAAACTCAATGACATCATGGGTGTCTTTGAGTGTGTTGAACCGCTGCGCGCCTTTAAACCCACTCAGCCCCGCGGGTAAAGTGTCTGCGGTGAGGGCTCTGCGTGCGATAAATACGCCGCGTATATTGCGCTGATTGGTGTGTGTTGCACGCGCCATTTCACATATGGCATTGGACATATCTGCAATATTTATGAGCTTGCTATCACACACGATGTCACCGGGTATCAGTTGAGTCCCTTTTGGTACCAGCCCTTGGTGCATCCCAGTAAATGGCGTATAGCCTTTGGCGGCATAGAGTTTGAGTGGTGTCCAAAGGGCGGTAGATGTGGTGTTGTTTGCGCGCACTTCGATGACATTGCCCGTGCCAGATGCACGAATGGCATTGAGGCCGCCGCTGACTTCAAGCCCATTGCCATGTGTGCTATTGAGTGTCAGCGCCGTGGCCAAGGTTGAGTCGCCAGAATTATAAATCATGCCCGCGCGGCCAGTTCGGTGCGTTGCAATGTTAATTAAGTCACTTTGGGCATTGGGGGCATAGACGCGAATACGCCCACTGAATGTACCAACGGCGGCGGCCAGTTCATTGGCGATAACCGTACCTTCGACCAATTGATTGCCATGAATGTGCAGCGCAAAGACTTGCCAAGTCGCACCATTCCAACTTTTGGTGGTTTGTATGCTGGGGTCATCGGCTTTGTAGAGTGTCACCACATCAAAAAGAACAGCATGGCCGCCTGTACAAGCTGCGTGGGCGAGGGCATCTGACCAAACGCCTGTGGATGTGGCATTGACAAAACGTCCTGCACCACGCGCACCTGTTTCGCCATTTAGACCGTCTTGACCAGCGTCACCGGTCTGGCCTTTGTCACCCGGAATGCCTTGGTCGCCTTTGAACTTTGACCAAGTGTAATCAGCGGGGTTAGTGGATTCTATTGCCGTGGGTTGATTGACCGCAATGCCAATATACTCGGTGGTATTGTTTGGAACTTGGTACATATTTGCCCCGCTTGCATATTGGCTATAAGCTATCCAGGTATAGAGACTTTGACCGTCTTCACCGCGCTCACCTGCAATGCCATCAGTGCCATCTTTGCCTTTGTCTCCTTGGATTTTTGACCAGATATAATCGGCAGGGTTATCGGACTCAACGTAAGTGGCCTTGTTATATGCCAACCCCATATACGCTTTATTAAAGGGGCTATCGCTTAAACCCGCACCATCGGCGCTATCGGCGTATTTCAACCATGTGAATTTGGTTTGCCCTGGGGGTCCTGGCAGGCCATTTTGACCGTCCTTGCCATCAAGTCCGCGAATATCCTCTTCAGACTCAACCACAAAATCTCCCAGCTCTAAACGACCACGAAACACGTGAACTGGATTTGCTGGGTCGCGATTATCAATATAGGACGTAGGTATAAACGAATCACCGACCATCACACCTTGGCGTATGACATCACCCACCAAGTCAAGGTTGCCGATTTGACCATCGTTTAAGCCAACCACGCCGGTTGCATGGCCTTGGTTGTTAATCAAAAAGCCGCCCCGAGCGATAAGCCTGCCATCCTGTGTTTCAAATGCCTGGCGAATATCTGAAATGCTGGCACTTTGTCCGTGCTCATTATCGATTTGCAGCTTGCGGATAAACTCAGCGAGTGGGCCATCCACCCAACTATGGCCTGCAGCAACACACAGGGTGGCATCGGTCTCACTCGTGAGATTGCCTTGGGCGTTGATGCAGTAGCCAACAGCAGCGCGTGTATAGGAAATCGCACTGGCTAAAGTGGACGTGTCGTCTTGTTCAATTTTGGCAACCAAGTCTTGGCGTTGCGTGGCCATCGCTGAATCAAGATTGGAAATAAGCTGAGTCGTTTCTTGAAAAGCCGTTTCTGTGTTTGCAGCAAACGCCGTAAATGTTTGGTCACGGACTAGGTTTGCGCTATCTAACTCAGCAAAGGCGGTAGTTACATCACTAAACGCCGCCTTTGTTGATTGAGAGAAAGCAGCAAAGCGCTCATCACGCGAGACCGAGGCTTGACGTTCGTTGGCGAATGCTTTGGCGACAGACGTGACAATGGCACTGTTTTGCTGATGTATGGCACCCAGTTCTAGCGTGTAACTCGCTACACTTTCCAGCTCATTGGTTGTGGCTTTTAATTGCTCTTGTGCCAGGGCGAGTTTGATGTCTAATTGCTGCAGCTCGTTGTTTTGAAGTAGGGCGTTATAGGCGGTAATGACTTCATCGAGACTCTTTGCATCAGCACCCAATTGCAAACCTTGAACTTGCACAATACTTTGGTTTATCTCGCCTTGAATGGCATCGAGTGTATTAGACACGTTAGAGAACTTTTCATCCACACCGTCTTCTTGGGCATTAAATACGGTAATTTGGTCTTTGATATAACCAGCAGCGCCCGCAATAAAGCGCTCTGCGGCGTTGGCTTTCTCTAACGTGCCATTGTCATAAAATGATTGGAGTGCGGCAGTGATACCATAGACGGCATCAAAGGTGCTAATCGCCTGGCTTACTTGACTGGCGGTTTGATAGCCTCGGCTGTCGACCAGTAACGTAGCTAAGCTCATAGAGCGCTCTACCACAGGGCCATCGACCCAAATATGACCTGCCAGTTCGCACGCAATCGCATCCAGTTCGTCCGTTCGATTGCCTTCACTGTCTACGCAATACCCCACCAGAGCGCGGGTAAAGCCTTTGGCCTCTGCAATGGCTTTTTGGCTTTCATGGGTAATTTCAGCACGCAGTGTTTCAGTGCGTTCGCTGCTTGCTTGGCGCGCATTGGCAAAAGCTTTACCGAGAATATCAATACTGGCGGCACTTTGATTGTGCAGCGCGATGAGCTGGGTGGATTGAGACGATAGCGCACTGACGTCATCGGTGACTGCGGATAGTTTCTCACTGGCATGGGAGAGGGTAATAGATTGCTCAGCCAAATCTTTCTCACGTAAAAACTGGTTATACGCCTCTAATACCTGGTTTAAATCTTTGTCGGTCAAATCAAGCTGAATGCCTTGTATTTGCGTGACCGATTGCTGTATTTCCCCAGCCAGTGCGTCAATGTTTTGCTCAGCCATGGCTAGCTTTTGGTTTACGCCGTCATCTTCATTGAGATAACTGATAACCTGATCTCGAATGGTGGCGTTTGCGCCGTCAATCCAGGTCTGCGCCGCATTGGCTTTGATGATGATGTCATTGTCACTGAGCGCCTGTAGGACGGCGCTAATGCTGTATTGCGTATTAAATGAGTCTATGAGCGTTTGCACGTTGCTTTGGGTCTGATAGCCCAAACTTGATACCCACGCCGTGGTGGCATAGTGCGCCATCCGTCCTGTGCCTGCATCGAGCTCTTGTTCGAGGGTGGTGGTGCGACTGGTGATGTCTTTGAGGGCTAAATCATTGGCCCCGCGTTTGCCGATTTCAATAAAGTCGATGTCACACGCGCCCAGCTCGAACTGCAACCACGCAATGAGTCCGGTAAAACCTGCCGTGCCGGTTGCATCAATTTGGATAACCTCCCAATCAAAACTTGCAGGCTCGGGCAAAAACAATGCGCCACCTTGAAATTGAATGCGGCCAAGCCAAGTACTGTTTTGATGTTTGCGTACGCGCAGCCTAAACATGGGATTGTCGATGGCATCGAGCGAGATAGCAGGGCTAAAGAGCGTGCTTTTACACACCAAATACCCCAGCGCATGATGACTTTCAAAACCAGCAAAGCCCTCACTGCCGCTGTTAAACTGCCAGCTGTAGGCAGGCGTCAGCGCCGCCATGGCACCGGCAATTTGGGCGTTCACTTCACTGAAAGTGGCGCGCTGTAAAATCTGGCCTGCCTGCAGCGCGATTTGTGCACGGGCATCAATGAGCTTTTCTTCGCTCTGTTTTATGCGCCGAGACTCAAAGTTAATGCGCGCATGGGCACCATCCACCAAAGACACCGCTTCACTAAATTGCGTGTCCGTGTATGAAAACGCCCGATTAACAATGGTGCCAGTCTCGGTATCAATAAACACCGCCGCATCAATCAAACGCTCATTGTTTAACGTCCTGCGCTCATATTCGTTCCTAAAATTCGTATAGCCTGCCGCCACATCAAACACGCTTTTTTGCATATCAGTCACCGCCAACGCGGTTTCATCGAGCTTCACTTTATTCAACGCGATTTGCGCTGGAATACCTTCAACAATGGAGTCATCCAAGACTTTGGTGATATCTTCCAAACCTTGTATTTGTGCAATGTTTTTGGCAACCAGTGCGGGGAGGTTGTTTTCAGTCTCAGGGCGCAATCTATCGACTTGGGTGTTTAAGTCGTTTATTAAGTCTTGGGCTTCTTGGCTTAACTTCGCCAGTGGCATGTCGTTAATAAATTCAGTTAAATCCACCTCGGTTGTGGCGGCGGATATGCGCACCCAATCACTGTGACCTAAATGGTTCACGGCACGACATTGAAAGTGATACTCCGTTAAAGGTTGTAATCCAATGCGGGTGTAGATTTGCGTAAATACAGCGGGACTTTGCTGCGGCGCATCATTGGAGCCCAAGAACTGAAACTCAAACTGAGTGCCAATCCCCATAGCTGGCAAAGTCGCAGTGAGGGTAATTTGGTTATAGTCCGCCACAAAAGAGAGTGCGGGTTTAACCGGCGCGGATACCCTAAATTGAATGGCCACAGGCGCTGCGCGCTGGCCAAAAATGTTCCTGGCATACACTTTGGCGGTGTAGGTGCCAAGGGCGAGCTTTGGGATAAGGGCCTGCGTATAGGTCACTTTCTCTTGGTAAATACGTAGGCCTGTTTGATAGTACTCTACATCGTATTCGTGCACGGCCAACGGGGTTGGATGCGCCCACTTAATAATGCCATTGCCGTCCACATCCACGATGACTTGCACATCAACAATGGGCGAGGGCGGCCCTGTCACATAGTCACTGTTCGGGGTGATATCTGATGCCCCAGGGATTAAGTCATCGGCCCAAAGCAGCGGGCTGTCTTCTATGCAAGTGAGGGTAATACCGCCATCTAAACGAAACTTACGCCCCACCACGCGATACACCTTTTTAGTGATGTGCTCTTTGGGTAAGTTCACATACACGGTACGACCCACCGCTGCTTGCAAGGCCTTGTGCTTCAGTGGCAGCTCGATGGAGCCCAGTCGCGTTTGCTCTAAGTGAATTTTGGCCAATCGCTGGGCCGTAGTGGCACTTCGCACAAAGGGCAGTGAAATCGTCGTTTCAAGCAATTGGTTGTCTTTTGCGATATAGCCCTGCGCCCGTATTGGCGGGGCATCGGTGCGCTCATAATGCTGATTGGGGTCGGTAAAGGTGGCGCGCACTATATTGGCTCTATCACGCAAGTCCGCATGCCACTTGATTTTAACGTTGCCCATCACATCAGATTGGTTAATCGTATAGGTGGGGTTGCCATACCAAGCGCCGACGCGCACAAACCACTGGCCCATCTGGCGAAAAATTTTCCCAGCAAAGCAGCGCTCTAGCTGATTTAAAATCTCAATGGGTTTGCTGGTAAAGCGAAAGGTGCCATTACAGGTGTAGCGCGGCTCATACCTATCCACGCCATCGGCATCTTGGTACAGGGCGTTTTCATCACACACATTGGCTGCCGCTACCCACCAATTAAGCGGAATGCGATGATAAGGCAGTCGTGCGCCCCATAAAAACGAATGTAGTGCAGGGCGCACAGCACCGCGTTTTGAGACCATGCCCAAGTTGCAGAGTCATCGGGTTTTTGCTGGCTGTCGCGTGGGTCCCAAAGACGGGTGCCACGTATTAAAAACTCACAATCGGATATGCCATCAGGGAATGCTTCTCGGTTGTTTTCAAGCTCTATAAACAAATGGGCTTGCCCAAAGCCCACATGCGCATCCGTCCAGCCAGCCATTTTAGACACCGCCTGGCTATTCGCTGACGTGTGATTGCCATCAGAGAGGGCATAATCCCAACTATCCTCGGGATAGTCTGAAAGCGGCTTATTAGCAATGTAGACTTCTTCTAGCGCATCAATGGGCGCACCATTGATTAGCACAATTAGCTGCACCCATTTCTTTTCATCACGCTCGACGGTGGCTTGATGGGCAATCACACCGCCTACACGGTCGCGCCCAAAGGTGATACGCCGTGGTTGGTCAATGCCTTTTTGTAGCCCCTTCGCCAAGGTGGCATAGTCGGTTTCTGGTACATCGGGCGTGAGGCTATCCCACAGCGCGCCCACGGTTTCATCCCAGACTTTTTCAACAAGGCCAAATGGGTCGGCCACATCTTTAACAACATCAACTACCTTACCCATGCGCACCGCCCAAAGCAGACAGTACCTGAGAATAACAAGAATTGACCACGCTCATTTCCAGCACACTTAAGCCAATATTAGTGACGCAATACACACTGTTCATGCACACAATGCCGCCGACCAAGTCGCCTTCAAATTCAACCAAAGCAATGTCCCCGCGCTGGGCATAGGCTATGTCAATGGGCTTTAAATGGTGTTTAAACACACTTTGAACATCTGAAAAGCCTAAGCGCGTTAATCGACGCTTTGCGCCAATGGCGCTCTTATAGCGCCCACGAAAATCCGCGGCCACATCCACGCCATTGACCACCTTCAACCAATCGGCCACAAACAAACAGCAATCAAATGTGCCAAAGCAAAACGCTTTGTCTTCGCATGCATCTAAATAACGCTGCAAGGCAAGGGGGCGCGTATTATGAGTACGAGGTTTAATCAACGCATTAGGGCAAGTGGACACCATCACGGCCTCCCACTGGGGAACCAGGTTGGGTATCGGGTAATACCGTACTGGTTGCCGCACTGTGCTCACTAAAGAACTTATCCTCGGGATATAGGGCGATTTGTGTGGCGTGATTCCAACGCTGATGAACCCGCGATTGCTTCCAGCGCTCAGACTCGCCCGCCACCGATAACATCACTGTACTGACTTGGCCGCGCTCTACATCACACGCCACGATATAGCCACTTTCTAAGAGCTGGGATTGATTGACGCGATAGTGTTTATCGACCGTCACCAAATAGATTTCAACGCCCACACCAATGGGGTCGTTTTCGGCCACTTCACCCAAAATCGCATCACTTTGGGTGTGCAAAGACAAACGAATGCGCGCCGCATCGTTTTTATCATTGGCTGGGATTTCCCCAATGCGCCCAAGCATACCAAGACCAAACCAAGTACGACCCAAAAAGCGCCGCTCCCCAACACCAGTATGCAATAACACATCGCCACTTTTAAACGCCAAGCGCACAAAATAACGGGGGCGACACTGGGCAAGCTCAGCCACCAAAGCTCGATTTAACGCTTCCATTAAAACGCCTCCCGACCTTTGATTTTCCAAGATGTCACAAAGCCGTTTTTAACCTGAGCTTCTGCCAATCCTTGCTTGTTATCAAGCAAACGAAACACGCCAGCAGGGCGCTTAAAATAGACAGGGGTATTGCTGGCAGGGATTTGGCGCATGGGCGATTCAAACTCAAGCGTACACGCGCCATGGCTATTAACAACCACATCTGCCGTCAGCACTTTAAGCTCGGCGTTTTCACCCACACCAATCTGAATGCGATTGCCGGCTTTGGCATACACCCCATTCACAGGCAAACCAGACACGTTCAACACATTGCCATCTTGATAAGGCTCTACAACACGGCCAAAACTATCTAACTCATCCTGTAAAAACCGATAATCAAAACACAAGAACTTGCCAACCGAACCGCGACACTTGGCCAAGAACGCATCCAACGCCAAGGCATCAGACTCAAGCACATTGGCAAGCTCAATCTCAAACTCCCAATACGCGCCTTCAAGGTCATACACCTCAGAGGCATTATTGGTTTTACTCACGTGCAAATGGCTATTGGGAACCAGCCGAAAAACGCAACGTTTTGGGGGCTTAGGTAGGGGAAGGTGCTCCATATTTTTTATCGCTCTTTGCTTTACTGTGTGAGCGAGTTTAAAAAATTAGGAGCAGGGATTTAGGTGGAAAATGTTTTACCTAGGCAACATCCTACTTAAAGCTTTCAACCCTTCATACTCAGCATTAGTAAACGAATAGATTAGCTCTTCATTCAATATAGCTTTATGCTTTTCATTTTCAGCTGCTGATATAATACCCAAATTACTGTTGAGCATGTTGAAAGCAAGTATTTCCTGTTGTTTAAGTGGTGCGCTAATTCGCAAAGGGTTACTTTCGCACATAATGTACATTTTTAGTGAATCATGTAAAGCTAGCTCCCTTAGCATTCTGGTTGAAGCCAATAGTTCTCTGTGACTAAATTCCTTAAAGTTAACGACTTTCATATATGAGTCTACAGTATGTTTGCCATAAAGCGATACGATAGTATTGTACGTTACCGGCTCAACATTGAAATTTCGACAAAGAGTGTCAAGAAAATCAAATGGTTTATTTGGATCCAATTGAGGAACCAGATGAATGAGGTCATCTGGAAGCTTGCTCAAAAAACATTTAGCAAATTCATCTAATAATAAACCGTTGGCAGATTGAGAGGAAAGTTCCTTCAAACGAAAGTTGGCACAGTACACTAATAACTGTGAGGGTGGGTTATTTAGGACGCTCTTTAAAGTTTTAATACGCTCCCTTAGTAGAGATAATGAACCCTCCAATTGTTGAGCTTCTGTTTGCATTTTCAATGTCACGGACGTTTTGTTAAGTTCTTTTTTGCTTACTTTCCAAGTTTGAAATAAAAGATATACTGTCAATATCAATAGAATTGGACTCAAATAATTATTGATTGCGATTGCAGCAGACTCAAATTTATCAAGTGGCTTTTCATTACCTTCAAGATACAATGAGCATATTAGAGTAGTAGTAACAACAGTTGCTATTAATAGAATTGACCAGAAGAGCCTATCACTTTTCACTTCGTCAAGCGAAGGATCATTAGGTATATTAAGCTTTTTAACTTTGCCATTTACGTTGGAGTGAACTCCAACTTTGCTGCTAATTACTTCTATTTTACGATTTAATCCGTCGATGATTAAAGATTGAGCCTCAACTTTACTACTTGTAATGTTTATATCACGGCTTAAGTTGTCAATGATTAAAGATTGACCTCGAAACAATTCCACAATTTCAATCATACTTTTAATGTAAAAATATATGAATCCAAGCGTTATGGCTGCATAGAAAGCTAATAATGTTAATAAAATGGCTACCGTTGCTTCAAGCATAAACTTCTCCTTTAATTCTATGAGCATGTTAACATGAAGGAATATAATATTTTACCTGAACCAATTTTTTAATATTAAAAACATAAAGGAACTGAATGAGCTATTACGTTATCGGAAGTAAATATGAAAAGAATCCTAATGATTTTGAAGATAAGCTTCCAGATATGCTACGAAGAAGTGTAGTTTCTGTGGGGTTTGCACGAGGGGTAAATTTAAGTGATTTTGTAGGGGAGTCGCATTCCAAGATTGTCCATCACCTTAAAAGTGTAGGTGAAAGCTCTAGTTCATATACTGCATTAAAACATTTTTTGAGCCTTAAGCCTGGTGATCTAATTGCGGTTAAGATTCACGGGGCACCAAACGGTAAGCAAGCTAGGTTATTGATTGGTGCATATGCTGTTGTCAAAGGCGATATCACTCCAAATTACAATACTTGCGAAGAATTGGGTCATACGATCGAAGTTGATTTTATTGAAAGCGAGCTATCGTATTTAGTAAACGCTTCTTATGGACAGACAATGCACCATATTGTGGATAGCACAAAGGTTGCACAAATATTCGGTTTGTACTCGACTTTTGGTAATTCAACAACGCCTATTGAACTAGATTCACCAGAACACAAAAACACAGATGAAATAGAAGTAAAAGCATCTTCAGCATATATCAGGAAACAAGTTCACAATAGGATTCAAAATGCACTTCTTGACGAGTTAGTTTCTCAGTTTGGTAAGAGTAAAGTTGAGAAAGAGGTAGACTATATTGACGTATTAGTTGAGTTGGAAGATAAGTATCTAATATATGAGGTTAAGTCATCTCCTTCACCAGAAGCCTGTATTCGAGAAGCGTTAGGTCAAATAATGCACTATGGATATCAAAAAAGAAACCGTAAGAAAATTGAGTATATTGTCGTTGGTACGGGTTCTGTTGATAATTCAAAAGACTCCTACTATTCATATATTAAAGGCTCGATATCAGAAACTTTTTCTTATAAACAGGTAGAGATAAAATTGACTGAGGAAGTCTAGGAGATAACAGCCTGCGGGAACTAATTTTATAGCAGTACAACAGTGTAATTATGAGCTATATAAAAAGTCCGTAAAATATGTTATAATGTGATACCTACGAAGCGTGCTTTGAGGATAACTTCTTTCAAAGCACGCTTCGTAGGTATCTCCCACTTCTTGCTAAGAATGCTTCTCATTTTTACTAGAGTGCGAGTGATTTCATTTTTTCTTTTATTCATTTTCATAATAATTTCCTACAAATATAATAGTGTTTATTTAGTCTTGGTTGGTACATTTATTATACCATACCTCTATGACAAGCTCAAAAAATAAGGCTTGGAGTTAAACTTTTAACCTATTGTTTTATAGTTGTTTTTTTGACTATACTGCATTCTTTAAAACCCTAAACACAGCCCCACGAGAGCTAATACTCTCAACAACAACAGCTTCAATTTGCCGAGCAATGTTTGCACCAATCTCATTACTTTGCTCGGCATTGGCAGCACCTTCTACGGTGATCTGATTGGTAATATTAAACACCACATTTTGACCTGCAGCTTGGCGGTTGCCTGCGTTGTAGTGTCTGGCCATGTGGCTGATTTCGACGTTTTGCTTGGGAGAGAGGACACGTTCACCGCGTTGTAGGATGTATGTGCTTTCATTTGGTACGTAGTCTAGGCCACCGTGCGCGATACCAGCGGGCTGCTGTGATTTAATCACCCGAACTTGTTGCATACCCATAGCAATAGCCGCAGCTGCAGCGGCTGCACCAAGGGCAGGCCCCACGATTGGTATGTGTGACAATGCCGCAAATGAACCAGTTGCCGATTCATAGGTTTTGATTAGGGCTTGAGTGATTGAAAACGCTTTGTAGAGTTTAAACGCGGTTTTACTTTGCCCAGCCATGGCTTTAAAACCTGCTGCGCCAAGGCCGACTACTGCAGAGGTCTTCTCTCGGGCATTTTTCGTCTCCCAGTTTGCAAACTGCATTAGGTGTTGTTGCATGGCACCGGTATTACGGGTGCGCGCCTGCATCAATCGCTCTTGGTGTGCGTATTCATCTGCTTCTCGTTGGCTATGGAAGCCTCTAGCCGCGTTTAGTTCTTGCTGGCGTTCTATGTTTCGAATTTGATTGTCGGCGTTGTATTTAATTTCACCCACTTCATCATTTGCAGCAAGGCCAAGCATGCTTCTGCGTTTGGCATCGATGCGCGCTTGTTGTTTTGCTTCTTCTACGCGTACTTGGCTATCATAAGCGGCGAGGGCTTCGCGGTTAGTGAAACCTTTAATTTGCGCGATTCGGTCTTCTAGTTCTTTACGTAAATCATTGCGGCGCTTTTCCTCTGCTTGGTTTTGGATGCGTGTTTTTTCTGCTTCTCGCTTTTTGATTAGGGCTTGTTGGTCAGCATCCAGTTTGGCATCGAGCTGCTTTAAAATGGCATCGTATTTGGCTTTATTACCCAAGTCGTTTTCGCGCGCTTGTATCACCATTTCTTTGCGCTTTTTATAGCTGGCTTTGAGCCTGGCTTCTTCTCCTAAGAGTGAAAGCTGCAGCTGCTGTATGTTTTGGGGCAGGGCATTTGTTGCTTGCTTTGTGCTTTCAGCGATTTGCTTCCAATCCAGCGCCTTGAGGTTTTGTTGCAGGTTGGCGGCTTGTGCTGCGGTTTTCATGGACTCGGCGCGAAGCTTTGCTTGCTCGTTAATGTAGCGCTCAATGCCTGCAATTTGGTTTTGATAGGTGAACTTAGCGCGGTCGCTGCCCGCATTATTCATTTGTTGGCGCAATTGTTTAATGCGTTTGTACGCGTTTTCAATGTTGTTTGTGTAATTGATGGTTTGCTTTGAAGCCGAGGCAATTTGCGCTTTTGCGCTGACATTACCCACGGAGTTAAAGGCATCGCCTAAGTCATAGAGGTGTGTTTCAAGCCTTTTTGAGCTGGTACTGGCATTATCGCCTTGGGTAGCAAAATAGGCAATGGCTAAACCAGCGGTCACGGCCAACCCAACAGGGCCCCCCATGAAGCGCAATACGCCGCCCAATGTTCTACTGGCAATTGAGGCTCTAGCTGCTGCTGCCGTGTAAGCATTGGTTGCCGTTGTTAATGCTGTTTGTGTTACCGTTGCACGCGTATTTGCCGCAGCGAGACTTTGTGTGGCCATTTTTCTTACGTGCATGTTACTCGCAAGTTGTAATTGCCGCCTTGCAGCGTCACGCTCTTGTATTGCTTTGGCGTGCTCTGTTGCGGCCAATTGTTGATTGGCAGCCACAAGCTGCAGGTTGGCTTGCGCTGCTTTGTGTGACGCAATGACTTTCGACCCCAGTATGGCGGTCGTTTTTGTTATGTTACCTGCCAATTTACCCCCGTAAACAATCGCCAAAGCCGTTGCTGACGTGGTTAACCCTTCAACCAATTCTTTGTTTTCGCGTAGTTCGCGCATGCCTGCGGTCACTGCATTGGCCACTTCAACCACTGCAAAGTTAACGGGCTTTTCGTATTCGCGAATAAGGCGCTGATACTCATTACTCATTTCAGCGAACGATGCGTTGATTTTACCTTCAGTAGCTTCTGCTGCACCGGCATACTCGTTTAAAGCCTTTATTAAATAGCGTTTAAACATTTGGCTGGTGATACGGCCATCATTGACCAGTTGCCTAAAGCCACCTGCAGCCACGCCCGCCGCTTTATCAAGCTTTTGTAAAAGTCCAGGCAGAGGCTCTGTGACTTGGTTGAGTTCTTCGGCTCGCAATACGCCTGCGGTCATACCTTGTGTCATACCAAATAAGGATTGCTCAAGTTGTAGGTTACTCGCGCCCGTTTTAGCGGCGGCGTTGGCCATGCCTTCAAGGATTGCTTTGCCTTGTGTCTGGGTCACAATGCCGACTTGTTGCAGGTTGAGGATTTTAGAGTAGGAATGTGCAAGGGTGATGTATTGGGTATTGAGCCTGTCTGCAGTTTCAAATAGATAATATTGTACTTGTTGATATTCACGCGTAGAATCGGTCAATCCTTGCAGGCGTATGTCTAATTGCTGCGCGGCTCCTGTATCGCGAATAAACATGGCGGCAGTGCCAATAGATGCAACACCTGCGAGGGTTACCCCCAATAACTCATACCCTGATTGTAATAGGCCAAGCTGTCTACCCATGGCGGTTTGTTGCTGCATTACTCTTGCCTGACTTACACCTAAGCGCTGATTCGCAGCCACCTGATTTTGAATTGCGTGAGGCAGGCGGTTTAAGTCTTGGACGTTTTTGTGGGTGCCAGCGGTAACGGCTTTGCCGTCATACTTTAAGCGAAGCGCTAGGTTCAGTTGGTTTTTCATCGGGCCGCCTTAGTAATCCTATTACAGTGCGCTCTAAGAATTGGAGCTTGTCAAAATCAGTAGGGGTGAGGGCAATGTCGGTATAGCGCCAAGCGATTTCAGCCCTGGCATAATCAAGGGCGAGCTCTATGCCGTCTTTGCAGTATTGCCATTGGGTATTGGCGGTTGAAAGCGCTTTAACAGCTGCCCAGTTTTGCGGGAGTACGTATAAATCTGCTTCGACTTTTTCTTGCTCAACCGGCGCACCAAAATGGGCTAAGTCATCGTCTAAATGTTTGCTGTGTGTTGCTAGGTCGCCCACAAACCACCTAGCAACGTCGATTAGTTTTTTTCCTGTACTCGATACTGCGCATTAATACACTCAGCAGATAACCGCCCAGTAATGCCGCCAAAGCACAGCATTTCGTCTAGCACGTCTTTTGAAAAGGTGATGTCTTTGCCTTCATCAATAAAACCATCCCAGCCAATCAGGAGTTGTTCAACGATGGCTTTATCCGTTGTACTTTGCGGGTTGGTGAGCGTTTCAATGTCGTTTTCAGGTACCAATTTAATGTGTGCGTTGAACTTAAACTCCACACCGCCATACTCAAAATGAATGGGCGCATGGATGGTGGCGTCTTTTAATTTCGCTAACTTTTTTAATTTCATTTGGATCACTCAAATACTAAGGTTAATTCGTCATAGCCACTGTCTGAAGGCACCAACTTGCCGTCCAGTTCGTAGCCTGTGAGCTCGCTTTCTAAGCTTGCATACTTGGGCGTGGGCATTTGAAAACGCCCTAATAGCGTCACTTTGTTGCCTGCGCCTTGCCCATGGTTAAACTCAAAAGGCTGAATGCTGCCAGCCAATTCAAACGGATTGAAGATAGACAGGGAATCACTGGTAACAGTGATATTCGCCGTCGATTCATGGCCTGTTATGAGTATTTCTTCATGATTAATGGCGCGGTCAAACACTACGTTGTTACCCACATCGATGGTTAATTTGTGTAAGGTGCGCGCAAGGCCATTGAGCTTGAATGCGCTGCTATTGGTCACGCCAAGCGTTGAGGGCTTTTTCCACCTAGACCAATCCGTGGCTGGCGGGGCACTAGATTGTATGGGCGCACTGAACAAGCCTTTAAATTGCCAATTAATCACGGGTTGGCCTTTTTCAAGATTAATGCTGAACGTGCCTAACATCTCAGAGATTTGATGCGTGTTTTGCCCAAAGCGCATTAAACATGTGGCTTTGGTGGCAGCGCCTTTGGTGAATGTAACCGCATTGGCACTGGATACTTGCACCATGCCGCATGCTAACAGTAGGGGCGCAATGGCAGGGGCAGAGCCCGCGCTGCCACTCATGGCCAAGGGGGTTTTAAAGTTCAGCGTCACATGCTCGCCATAGATAATCTCCATGCTTGCGCCAGAATACGCGCGCTCTATGTCGTCTTTTTCGGTTTCGGCCTCAATGTTAAATTCCACTTCACTGGCGTATATCGCATGGTTGCCTGTGAGGGTTGTGCCGAGAGAGTCGGCCATAATTAGCCTGTCTTTAAATCGCCAGCTCATTTGCTTGCTCCTGGTTTAATGGTGTCGCCATCGAGTACAAATGCACCAGCGGCATTACTGCGATTGCCGTTTTGTTTAAGGGCGTGTTGCACTTGCTGTGCAATCTCCGTTGGGCTGCTCGGTTTTGGTGGCAGGTCATGTTCTTTGTTCGCTTTCATGTTGGTTCCTTGGTGTTGATGGTTATGTGCCCACTTACTGAAAACTGGCACTGATAAATAAGGTTATTGGTTTGCACGTTGAGCTCCACCATGCGGCCCCGATGTAGCTTAATGGGCTCATAAGGCGCAAAAGTAAGGCCAGCCAATGCCGTTTTGACTCGCTCGCGGAGTGTTTCAATTTGTTGGTCGGTTTTTCTGTTGGCGCTATGACAAGGGATAACTATCATCACGGCAAACAGCTCCGTTACGGCGTATTCGTCTTGACCTGTAATACTGTTGGTTGATTGGTAATCTTCATCGAGCGGCAATACATACAACAAAGGCGCGTGCACTGATTTACTGCGCGCCTGGTTAAAGTCTTGTGCAAAACCCACCTTGGCAATGCGCGCGTTATTTAAAGCCTTTTCAATGTGGTTTAAATCAAAATTAAACATGCTTTAAACCCCGTTTAAACCAGCCAGCCTGTAAGCGTTTCAACAATGGCACCGGCTTGATATTGTTCTATGCCAATAATCGGGCGTGCAGGGAGCGTAATGGCATGGCCTCGGCCTGTTTTGCCCCCAAAGTGATGTATGGCAGCGTATTCTTCACCCAAGCCATGCAACAATTCATCGCCTTCCACATTGTGTGTGACAGAGCCCGCTAAATTACGTTGGTCGGTCAGCGTTAACCCTTTACGCGCTTTTGCAGCTTCGGATTGTTCCCAGCGGGTGCCATCTGGAGCCAGCTCGTTTAAAAAACGAGTTGTCACGTCCATATCTAAAAATGCGCCTATGTCATCCAACACATCTTCAGGGACTTGGCTTTTACGATTGAGCACTTGCAACTTCTCTAACGCATCGCCCGAAATATCAATGAATACGCCCGCCATGACTTAATACCTTTGCCAATCAAAGTTGCTCGCCAAAAGCTTGGTTTGAATAGGACCAGAGGCCAAAGGCGAGGGCGCTTTAATTTGAATGGTCCCCGCCTCAATATTGCCAAGCTCTAGCATGGCGTTTTTACGCCTGGTCATTAGCCCTTCGTCGGCATCGTTGTTACATAGCTCATAACGCATTAAGTCTGCGGCTATACCCAGTAAAGGGGAGGCATCCACTTCCGCTTGTGTGAGTTCAAGCTTTGCCACATAACCCATGATGGTGTTATTTACGTTGGTTGAAGCGGTGTTAAACCAATTTAAAAGGGTGGTTTGAATGTCTGTTTCTGGTGTGGCCAACAGGGCTTTGTTTAAATCATTTTCAGTGATTTGCTGGGCATCGTACGCAAGAGCAAATGTACCATTAGCAAATTCCAACAAGCGACTTAACCCAATTGTACTGACTGTGTGCTGTGCATTTACAAACATCGTGTTGTCCTTAGATAAAGGGGCCGAAGCCCCACAGGGAGTTAATGGCTAAGTGATTAAGCGGTCAGTACATCAGTCAGTAGCACACCACACCCTTTGGCAATGATTTGCTCTTCGACTGATTCACCTACAATGACCTTGGTACCGCCACGTAAACCGGCAGATACCGGCTTGCTGCCTGATTCACGGTTCTTGTAACGGGCAGTGAGTCCAAAGGTCATACGTTTGTTTTCAAAACTGGCCAGCGGGTCATGGTAGGTAAGCGCTAGGTTGTCGCCCCATGCGCGCTCAAAGACTGGTGCTTTGCCTTTTTTAGCGATGTTTAACCGTGCTTGGCCAATATTGATATGCTCTATTTCAAGCGCTTCTTTGATGTAGGCCCAAGGCACCAAGCCTTCGTCTCCGGTTGTGCCGTTATAGCCTTTTAGTAACTTTTTGTTGGTCCTAAGTGCGGTTGCCACTTTAAATGACATGGTCATGCAATTTGGGCGCATTAATGGCTCGTCGAGTAAGTTGAGGAACCAACGCAATATATCCAACTCAGGGTCATCCAGTTTTTTTAGGCCTGCCGTGCCCAGTTTTTTGTGCATACCGAAGTTATCGGGATCAGAGAACTTTTTAGCCACGCGTATTTCTCGGCCAAGCAATACCAAGTCCGTAATGTTTTCGGTCGCCACATTCAACGGGTTGTGGTTTGGTGGCGCGTTGGTGATATCGTCGTTTGGTACAACATCAGATAAACCGTAGTCAGTCACAGAGCCAGTTCTTTCGTCATAACCAAACTCAACTTGGTTTGGCTCTGACTTACGGCCAATTTTGGTATCTGGTACCGTGAACTTATCCGCTAGATTGTACTCACCCCATTTGTATTCGCGTCTGTTCACAGACGCGTAGGGCAGTAACCTATCGGCTATTAACTGACGATTGGTATAGGCAATTGCTATCGCCGTTTGCTGCACGTCGGGGGTAAATGGCATACCATCACTCATGGCAACTCTCCTTATTTAATAATCACAAATGGGGCGATATGAATATCAACAATGGTGCCCACGTCGCCTTTTTCGAGGACCTTGCCAGCTACATGGATTTCGGTATCTTCAGCATGTGCGGCTGGGTCTAGGGGTATGGCGCGGCCTTCGCTGTCACTTACCGCATATTCCCCCCCAGAAAAGTCGCCACCTAGCTCTATGGGCGCAAGTTGGGTCATGACCACATCAACACGTAGCTTTTTATCTGTACCTTGCTCTGTGACCCCAAGAATAGGGCTGTTAATACCCGTGGCATTGGTGGCCATAAAATCGCCGATATCAGCCGCGACGAAACGGTTTGCAGGCAATGGGGTGTCAGACTCAAAGTTTCTAATTAATCCTGGTATGGCCATTAGTTTGACTCCTGCGTAACGTGGTCCATCGCTGTACTTAAACTGATTGTGAAACCTTTACTCGCTTGCGCACTTTGATACTCCACAGCTCTTTGAGCCAATGCATCAGCCGAGTTATCAATCTCGGTTTCTTCGTTGTCGTCTTTGCGGCTGAATTCTTTGGTAAGCCCACTTTGCTCGGGCAATGAAAGCAGCAAGGTTTTAAAGAACTCTGCGGGCTTGGCTGACGAGGTTTGGTTGCCATCACTTGCGGCAAATTCAAATGTGTTGGCGCTGTCTGTTTCAAGGTGTGCCATAAATTCGGCCAAACCGTCTGTTTTTGTGATACGCGGGGCGTTGCCACCATTGACCTTGGTATCAATAAACGTTTGCGCATCAAACTTGCGTTGGTTGAATTCATGTTCAGCGTTACGCTTGTTCGCCGCGTCCAGTTTGGCCTGCAATGCTTTCTCGGTGTCGGTGGGTTCGTTTTTAGTTTTGTCACTCACTTCTTGTTCCTCGGGGTTATTGGAAGGGGCGCTAAAGGCATGGTCGCCAAAGCGCTGTTTGTCTTGTTCGTGTTCAGCGATGATGGTTTTGCGGTTAAGCCAGTCGGCTTCCCAATTTGGAATGAGGCGGTTTGCGGTATCTAGGTCATGCTGCTCAATAACCCACTCACGGAAGTGACTCATAAAGTCAGTAAATAAACGCGCGGTTTGCATGGCTACATCTTCAACGCGTTCGCTGGCTTCATTGGCTGCAAACTCAAATACAGCGCCTTTTGACTGCTCATTGAATTGCCAAGGCATGCCAGCAACAGCAGGGGGCTTACCACCCAAGTAACCAACGTGACCTAAAAAGTAATTACCTGGTTCACCCTCTAAACGCACACTACGATTTGGGTAGCGTTTTGCTTCGACTGCTTCAGCAAACTCAGTGGCCACCTCTTCAGCTTTGGCAAACAACTTACCGTCTTCGACTTTTAAGTCGCTGACCCAACCCCATGCAGGGTCGTTAGTCTTAGGGTGGCCAATGACTAAAGGGCTAGTCTTAGGAATAAAGTTTGTGACCACAGAGTCTAAATCTGCGGCAGTAAACTCTTGGGTATTGCCGTTTGAGTCGGTGTGGGTGCCGGCAGTAAAAATCTCGTACCAGTCAAACTCAGTGTTTTCCATTGTGGGTGCTCATCGTTGAATCAATGAGCTCAGAATAGCGGGGGAGGAATAGAAAATTAGGCGTAAAATGTTTTACATATTAGGTGTTTGGAGCTATTTAATAGACTAAACAGCCAAGAAAAAACGATCAACTATAAAAGACAAATAGTTGAGCACTGCAAGCAATGCCTCCTCTGCACCTTACACTACTCAGGTAACTTTGCAGGTAAAAGTTACCACCCAAATACGAAACATGACAGTGATGTGCACAGAAACTCTTTTTAAAACCTTTTTAAAAACCCCTCAATCTTTTTAAAAACACTTGAGTCGAACAAACACGCGGGGTTTAACCTTAAGCGCTCAGAGAGAACTACAGAGCTTTTTAATTGATTTATTTACTTGGCATAACATGGATCATATAAACGTTTACTTTTATTGAATGTGGATGCCCTGGTGAAATATATTATTCTCAAGGTGTGTTGGAGGGGAATTACCCAAGCACAAAGAATAAAACGATATTCAAAATTTTAGAGAAAACTATTTTATGAATAAACATTCGGAAAACTCCTCTTATAGAGAGAAACTAATAGAGCACCTGTTTATAGGCGAGTTGTTAAAACTGTCATGGAGAGAAAAAGACTGTCGATTAGAAGTGGGTAAACCCGAGATTGGCAATTCATACTATGATGTCATCTTACAAGAGAATAAAGTAGTACGACATGTCCAGCTAAAAGCTTCATTTATTGGAAGCAAGACCTCACGTCAAAACGTAAACCTAAAACTCGCAGATAAACCCTCAGGTTGTATCATTTGGATTTATTTTGATGAAGAAAGCCTTAAGTTAGGTCCTTACTATTTTTTTGGAGATATACCAGGCCAACCGTTACCAAGCCTAAGTGATGCAAACGTTGCAAAACATACAAAAGGAAACCAGGAAGGCGTTAAAACTGAAAGGCCCAATCTAAGAGTACTCAATAAAGGTAACTTCAAAATATTCGACACTATTGAACAATTGTACGAAGCCCTGTTCGAAGCCAAAAAAGCCTTTTAGGCCGCCAAGCTGATATCCGGAAATTTATTAAAAGGAATAAAAAATGTCTAATAAGCAAGACCCATTTCTAAGTTGGAAAAAGAAGTACAATTGGGACAATTGTAAGCTTGGAAGCAAAGGTTATGGAGACTTTATATCTTCATATATAAAAGGCCAAACTCAACCGTTGGTTATGAATTTAAATGGAAGCTGGGGTATAGGAAAGACACACTTTTTAAGACAATTGTATTGCCAGCTAAGATTTGTTGATCAGAACCCTGTCTTTTACATAAATGCTTGGGAATCTGATTTCAGTAAAGACCCAATGCTTGTAATAATAAATGAAATGATAAGACAGCTTGCTTACATACATGAAGGAGAAGCTGCAGCTCAAGCTGAGGATGTAATAGCAGACAGACTGAAGTGGCTTTGGAATGTTTCGGCACTAGGTGGAGCAGCGTACCTATCCGGGAAGTTTGAGAACACAGCAATATATGAACTAGTAAAAGATAAAGCAACTTTTGATGATACAGGTAAATTGCAAAAAGTTGGGAAAAAACTTTCAGATAACTATATCTATCAGAAGAATGCGTTAGCCGATATTAAAATGCACTTGACTCACTTTGCAGAGTATTACAAAGACAGAAATATTATCATTCTAGTTGATGAACTAGATAGGTGTAGGCCTAGTTACGCTATTGAATTTTTAGAGATAGTTAAACATTTATTTGGTATCAAAGGGTTTGTTTTTGTTATGGCAACGGATACTGAACAATTAAGCCACTCAGTACAGGCGGTATATGGACCTCAGTTCAATGGTGCAGAATATTTATCTCGCTTTTTTACAAGGAGTGCTAGATTACCTGAGCCCAATAAAGTTGAGTTTTCTAGACTGTTGGTCGATAGCTCAGATAACTTGGACAAAATATATGAGTTGTCCTGGCCATTACTTAAAGAAGATGAGTCTATCAAAGATCATCTATCAAGCGTACTTGCCTGTATCGGTATTATTTATGGCTTGTCTCTTAGAAGAATGACCCAATTATTCGAAAAATACCAATCAATTATTGTATGTGTTCCTGAAGATGAAAAGTTTGACTCTTTCTTACTCCTACAATTACTTTGTGAGTACGATCATCCTGACTTCAAGTTTTCGTATGAAAAGAAGAAAACTGAAAAAATTTCTAGAGTAGACCCTAAAGTTGCAGAAAAGCACAATAAGAATGTAACTTCTAGCAGTAATGATTCAGCAGTCTTTGCGCGCAGTTTATATAAAAACGTCCCACAAAAAGCTAATAGTATATCCAGTATGTTTGGCGTAATCTTTGAAATATACAAAAGTAGAACAGCTAGCCAGGGTAAGAGAATCACTATGCCCTATAAAATGCCAGCGCCAGATGAAATAGAAAAGCCCATAGAGTATGTAAAATATATGTACAATGAAATAACTAATCAGTTTGACCTTCCTGAAGAGTATTGGAATTTAGATAAATACTTTAATTACGTTGAGCTTGCCAGCTCTATCACCTCATAAATGGAATATAAGGCGATCATACGATCGCCTTTGCTGCTTCTTGAAGTGCTGTGAACAATAGATTGCCACTGGCCCCATACATAGAGTTTTCCATCAAATCAATTAATGATTTAGAAGTTGAAGGAGATTGCTTGCAAATCAAAGTAGCGACTTCTTCTGCTTTTTTTGGTGATAGGGTATTTGTTTCTAAAGTTTCTTTAAGATCTATTAGCAGAAGTTGAGTATCACTAGAGCTTTCTAACGACGCAATTAATCCATCCAAAGTTTTATTATTTTGGTTAACTTGCGCACTCATTAGCCCGACTTGAGATTGAGTTGTTTTTTGACTCTGACCAGTTAGAGACTGCTGATTAGCAAATAGCTCCGTTAAGCTATTTACTTTCTGTTCCAAAGACTCAACCCTGTCTTTATAGTCATTTACTCTTTCTGAATGTCGAGCTTGCTCAATCTGTAGTAAAGAGTTTGTATGCCTAATCTCCATATTTGCCATTTCTAACTTGTGACTTAACTGCTGAATATGAAGGTCATTATCTAATAACTCTCTCGGGTCTGCTTTATTGATTACTACCAATGAATATGTCTCAAGAGCACGTTCAACAATATCAATACTGCCACAGGGAAGTGATACTATCATTCTAACTTTCGAACCTTCCTGTTCAATACTAACTGTAGCTTGAACATCAGGATATTTTTGCCGCAATACTTCTGAGAAATACGATAAAATATTAACACCAGATTGATAATACTCTGGTGGGAATTCGAGCTGTTTTGTTATTTCGTTTTGCTTCTCTACCGTGTCTATATGCTGGATTTCTAATTCACTCTTCGTAAAGCTGTAGCCAAGTATGAACACAGTAACAGGAACTAAAGAGAACTTTAAAAAATCCCTAATCTCTTCAACACGTTGTTCAAAGCTCTTATAGAACATTTCTTCAAGAGAGGCAAAAGTGCTCGAATCTTGGACTAACTCATCACAAATTAAAAAAGAAAAGACATTAAACTGGTGCCGTTGATATCCAGTAATAACGGAACTTTGAATTATGTTATTTACTTCAAATGTTGACGGGACAGTTATTATATTTGCGCCTATTAATTTTTTAACGTCTTCAATCAAACCCGCTTCTAACATCTTAGACCTAAGAATCTTTTCATTATCTATTGTCATGTTTGAAGAACTTATACCATCTATCTTAGAGAGTAACTTTTCATACTCTCTATATAATTTGCTCTCATCTTCAATTTCAATACGTGAAATATTGAAAGCTGCTACTTTATTTATATACATAAACTACATCCTTTCCCTAATCTCTCTCTCAATATCTTCCTTACTCTTTCTATCTCTTTCAATGAGCGGGAAGACGACCTGAATCTTAGTACCTTTGCGCGACGACTTAAGCTTAAACTTGGTTTTGTATGACTTGGCTACATCGCTCATTTTGTATAGGCCTTCGCCGAAGTGGAGGCGAGAACGTAGCGGTATGCCAATGCCGTCGTCTTCAATGTTTACGTGAATTTTAGATCTAAGCTTGTGCACGAATACGTTAACCTCAGCGCCTTCTGAGTGATGCACAGCGTTATGAAGTCCGTGATAAACAACAGCGTAAATGTCGCGCTCTAGCTGCGGCTCTAGCTTTACGTTACCGATTACTGTTTCAAAGTTAACTTTAATTTTTGCCTGCAAGCTAGACTGCATTTGAAGTAAGTCTAAGCCAGCAAGTAACCTTTGCTCGCCAAGATAAGGGCCGTTATTAACTATGGGCGCTACCAGCTCAGATATTTTATCTAGCTTAACTAAGCCCTCAGTAAACATAGTGTCGTCACCGGAGCTAATAAGTACTTTAGCTTGTTCGTTTAACAGGGCTACTTGGCCAACGTTACTACTTTGGCGCTTGTATTCATTCTGGCGGTAAACTCTTCTGAATGATTGAATCCAAAAGTAGGTATAAAACGCTATCGCTGCCACCACAAACACCGCAATTGCAAAGTAAACACTGATTGCCTTTGGTGAGTTATACCACTCAGAGCGCACCTTAAACTCATATGTTGTTGGTTCGCTTACTGTGTTACCGAGTACTTGGCGGAATTGAATTTGGTAGCTATTTGGCTTTAGGCCGTTTAAGTGCAGCTCGGCGCTATTAATAGGACGCCACTCACTGCCATTAAATTGATACTCAAAGTACACTCCTTCATTGTTTGCGTACTGAAGGTTTGAAACAGACACAACCATCCATTCGCGATTTTCAATTTCGAGCGCATCATCTTTAAAATGAATGCCACTTGGCGTTTGTATAAAGCTCACTACCGGTGGCGCTAATTCGTGAAACTGTGTTTCGGTTAATTCTATAAACGCTTTGTCGCTAATCGCGATAAACTGGTCATCAACAATTCGTAAGCTGCCAACAATAAAGGAGTGGTTTTGCGTTTCTCTAATAAGCCTTGTAGCGTTGTATTCACTACTAAACACATGTATTCCGTTGTTGGTTAATAAGTACAGCTTGTCTCTTGCTTCGACTATTTCTCGAATATGCGAAGGAGAGGGGATCTTAGTCCATTCATTGTTGTTTCTAACTAACAGCCCATCACCATATGTAGACATATACAATTGGTCGTTTAACTCTGCTGCATCGGTGACTTTATGGTTGCCCTGGTACAACTGAGAAACCCCATTTTTGCCTACAACTTTATCCAGGCCTGCGGCAGTACTAATGTAAATATCGCTACCAATTTGGGTCACGTTTAGGACTTCTTCACTGATCAAAACAGAGTTGATGGCATTAAAATCTTCATACTCAAGCTTCGCGTTGAGACCAACAATTGCGTCATCATTAGTCGCCAAATAGAGCTTTTCATCAATCACGGATGAATTTAAAACGTAGCCAGCATATATCTTGTCTACCGTTTTAAGCTCTGGAGATACAGCAAACGAGCCAATACTAGTAGATACAATCAACTTTCCTGCAAAGTAAGAAAACGCGGTAACTTCAAACTCTTTACCATGGCCAATCGCATCATTTACCCAAGTTACAGGCTCTTCATCTACATAAATGCCTTTCGTACTGCCAATCCACCAACTTTTGCCCACACGCTCAATTAGGTTGTAAGCAGAGCCAAGCCTCAATGGTGTGGTACGGCTGCTACCTTCAACAACCCCAAATTCATTGATGTTTAAACCCCAAAGTTGTTGGCTCTTATCAGCAAAAAGTGAAAGGTAAGATTTACTCGTTGAGCTAATGTCTGATCTGGTTTTTTCTAACGTAGAAAGCGCTACTTCGTTTACTGTGTCTCGGTCTGTGTAGTAAACAAAATAAGGGGGAACGTAAGTTAAATTACTCGCGTTAGAAATCTTATCGTTTACTAGGGTAGTGTCTTGAAGGTGTGAATAATACCCTAGGTGATCATTAGCAAAGTAAACGGCACCGTGTGGGGTGACTTCTAAGTTACCTTTATTTACTTGCTTTGGTACTACGTTTTCAGCGTCTACTCGTTTTATGTGGTACAAGCCATCATTGGCTAATGCATATACACTTTCGTATCCGGTATCAATATCAAGGATATGCTCTTTACCAGACAACCTAACCGAAAACGTGCCTGTCACTAAGTCGTACTCAGTGATTCGATTACGTTCTTGCGCAAATAATGAGTCTTTGGTGATCTCGATGTTAGTCGCAGTCGTTTCTGCAAACTTTTCAGAGTTAAGCGTTTTAAGATCAATCGACCAAACCTGCCCAGATGTATATAAAACATAGGCTACGTCGGTTTTGCTGATCTCAATGTCATTAGCCAGCCCTTTAGGTAAATCTGAAAATTCACTTAAGTTTAAAATATGCTGACCATCGTATCTCAACAACCCTTTATGAGATGGAAAGTAAATAAAGTTTTTGCTGTCTTGAGCTACGCTGCTTAAATGCTCTAAATCCAACGCGCAGGCTAAGCCACTTTGCATTGCTAGCGCTGCAATTATTGTCCTTGCTGGTAACATCGCTAAGAATTCCTTCCTGCTAAGGGGTGAACCTTCACCCCATAAATGCGTTATTGAACCTGTTGAGAATTATGGTTTCTTACACCACAACCAGCCAATACTACAGGTATTTGCGGTTTAGTTTCTGATGCTTGGTCCAAACTATTTGTTTCACTTATACTAACACGTGATAATAAATTGTTAAGTTTATTCGCTTTATTTGGTTTCCAATTGATGTCTTGCTCTCGTGGAGCGAGGATAAATAGGTAAGTTGGTTTGCGTGGGTCCGAGGCATTTTGCTTAGTTTGCCAGGTATCCATAACCGCTTGGCCAGCGGCTTCGCCGTAAAGGTGGGTGTATGCAGCAGCAATTAACTTAGCGCCAGAGTCGCTCATTACCATAACTGCGGTGTTTTGGTAGTCGCTACCACAATCAAACGACACATCCACATTGAGTGTGCTGCCATCTGGTAGTAACAAATCGGTATTCATATGCTGTACACGAGCTCTGTCTGGTAACGGTTCTAGAGCGAGAGAGGTGGCAGACAGCAATCCAAACGCGAGCATTGCTGTGGCAAGTTTTGTTTTAATCATAATCTATCCTTTAAAAGGCCATATAGAGCGCTCCTTCCGCAATGGTTTTAACCATGACTTCGTTAAAGTTATGCTCAAATGTTTTTTCGATTAACATTGGCCTTAACTTTTTACGGATCAGAAGTTCACGCTCTGCATCCAAGTTTTTAGGGTAAAGTAAATCATCTATTATCTGTTCAACAAGCGCGATTGCAGCTAGCGCATCTTCAGCACTATTTCTGCTTACTTCTTCACTCTTTGTTGGTTCTTTTTCTTCCGTAGAGCTACTGCCAGATGCTTGGTCTACTTCAATGCCAAACACCTCATCCAAGGAAATTTTTTCTTTCTTACACATGCTCACAATCGCTGCGTAAGGCAAAGAACGCTTTTTCTTAGCCATTGCAATTACGCTATGTGAAAGCCCAAGCTTCATTGATAAAGCTCTATCGCTTTTAACAGCAAATCTTTTTTGAAGTCGATCTACAACTTCTTCAATTTCCAAATCGATACTATCGTCTATCATATTTAACAGTCAATATCTTTTTTATTTAACGATAAAAGTTTTGCTTGAATATTGACATCTGATTTATTTACCACTAGCTTGATAAAAAAACAAACGTATATAATATTTAGCGAAACAAAACACACTATAAGGTAAATCTATCATGACAAAGAAAAAAATGACATTTGAAGCCATCAAGAAAGAGCTTATTGCCAAAGATATTCAATTCTCTGATATAGCAAAAGCAGTTGATGTTACTCCTAGTCACGTATCTAACGTGGCAAGAGGCAGTGCTACATCTATGCATATCGCGAAGGCAATATCTTTATCTTTGGGGAAACCTTTAGAACATGTATTTGGAGAGGACTACTCCCATACCAAAAAACGTGGACCTAAAGACCGCACTCAAAGACGCAATCAAATTGTTGAAGCTCTTCAAGCTGGTAAGCCAGTGCCAAGCCCAAGCATGAACCTATAGAACTACCAAGTCTAGGTTAATTTAAGGAGATTTTTACCATGTCTGAGAACCAAGATCCCATCAACATTTTAGATAGTGAGATACCGCCTGATTGCGAAATTCTCCACCACTTTAGCCAGTGCGTGAATGCATGTATGCGTAGGTGTGGTTTTACTCGTCAAGGCTTGGCGCGGCGCATGAATGAAGCTTTAAAAGTAGAAGTAGTAGAGGTTGACGAAGGAAAGCTTAATAAGTGGTTTGCACCAAGCCAACCTGCATCGATGCCTATACAGTACCTACCAGCTTTATGTTGGGCGATTAAAAGTGTAGAGCCTGCCAATGTACTGCTCATGCCACTGATGTATAGCGCTTCAGACGAACGTGCCAAAAAACTGCAAGAAGCCTCAGAGTGTGAGGTGCAAATGCGCGAACTGAAAGATAAGCGCGAATCCATTCTCGAAGAAGTCAAAATAAAAACCTAATTTCGGAGCTTAAAACCATGCCTATCAAAGACCAAGATCTACCTGAAATCCGGAGTTTTTATGCGTAACCAAGAACTGGCTGAGTTAGTAAATGACGAGTCTCAAGATGAGGTCAATCATCAGATTGCTCAAATTGATTCTCCGCTAAATATTGTGATGCCAAACACTATTGAAGAGTGTATGGACAGAGTTGTTCATTTAGCAAATCGTCAGTTCTGCGATGCGGCCGAGATGGGTTTTATATTGCTTCAAGTGAAATCCGAGACAGAACATGGAATGTTTTACTCACTTTTAAATGAGCGAAAGATCCATAAGCGTACGGCCCAAAGAGCTATGGCAGTCGCCAAAATGCTTCAAGCATTGCCAAAACGCAATGCGACACCGTGTCGCTTTTAAATTTCAGTCAAAAACAGCTCACTGAGCTGACTAAAGTTCCGATCGAAACGCTAAAAGAACTAGACGACGAAGACTATGAAGTACTAGCCGAGACCTCTAGTAACGCCATTAAACAGCAAGTCGCTAATTTGATGAAAGAGCGTGACGACCTACAAATAGCAGCTGCTCAAGCCATTAATGACTTACAGCATGAAAAGCTGCGCAAGGTGCCACAAGTACGTTTTGACATGCATGTGTTTATTAGTGAGATACGCAAAGACGCCATTTGTAACACAGAGCTATTAAACGAAGCGCTCGTAAACACCATTACGCAGATCACGCAATTGTGTAATAACCGCCAATTGGACTTTGATTCGCGCGTGAGTGCTGCACAAGTACTGCATCACACATGGGCTGCAATTTACACCCAAATTGGCACCGCGCTTGAGCGTTTAAGTGGCGAGTTTGCTGGGCATATTGAAGGCATAGAGCACCTACCGAAATTTACCAAAGCTGAGTGGCAATACGTAGAAACAGAGCGTAACCGGCTGCTCGAACAGTTTTTACTCAACAAGCAAAGCAAGGAGATTAAGTAATGCATCCTGCTGTGATTAGATTTAACAACTTACCAGCAATTGTGAGCCAAAGTGCATGGTCAGAGGCCAGCGACAAAGCACGCAAAACAGCACAAAACCGAACCGCACTGGTAAAACATATGCTCTCAAGTGGCTTAAGTGTTGATAAAGCAAGAACAGCACTGATTGAGTCAATAAATAGTGGGCTGGTAACACCTGCCATACATCAAGCTGTGACTGACCTTGGCAAAGTACCAACACGTGCAACGGCCTTTAACTGGGTTAATGCGTATAAGCTTGAAGGTGTTGAGGGTTTGCTACCCAAGCACAAAGGCCGCATGCCAGCGCAACCTAAATGGGCAGCAAAAGCGTTAGAACTTTACCACTGTATAAACTCGCCCAGTTTTGCACTGGTTGCCGAAGACTTAAAAAAGCTCGGTTTTGATGCAACGGCAAGCCAAGTCAGGCGCTTTATAAATAGTATGCCGCACGAACTTGGCCCGCAAAGCCCTTACCGTATGGGTGCAAAGCTTTACCGCGAAAAGCACAAAGACTTTATTATTCGATCCACTGAGCATATTGCTCCTGGCTTTATTTATAACGGCGACGGCCACCAAGTAGATGTGTATGTGGCACATCCAAAAACAGGTAAAGCATGGCGCTTTGAGTTAACCGCGTTTCAAGATGTGGCGAGCCGCTGCATTGTGGGGTGGGAGATTAGCGAGTCAGAAAACGCCATTGCCACCATGACGGCGCTAACCCGCGCGATTCAAACCCATCAGCACATTCCTAGCATGTTGTATGTAGATAACGGCAGTGGTTATAAGTCTAAAATGATGTCTGACAAGTGCTGTGGCATGTATGCACAGTTTGATATTGAGGTCATTTTTGCCATACCAGGTAATGCGCGCGCAAAGTGGATAGAACGCTTTTTTAAACATATGGAAGAGCACGTGGGTAAACGCTTTGAAAGCTACTGCGGCCCAGACCACAACGAGCGCGAAAAGCTAAAACTGCTTAACGATGTTAAAAAAGGCAATCGCGAGCTGCCATCTTTAGACCAATGGATTGCCGAATTTAAAGCGTTTTTAGAGCACTACCACAATAGCCCACACCCTGAAATTAAGGGCAAAACCCGCATGCAAGTATGGGAAGAAGGGCTCATTCAAGAGCAGCCAGCAATAGCCGACTTTGTGGTCTTGCCAAGAACCAAAGTTAAAGTGGCCCGTGGCCAAATCAAACTACACAAACGCGTTTATACCGCTGACTACCTATTTCAATTTAACGGTAAAGAGCTGGTTGCAGGTTATGACTTGCACGACGACACCTACCTTGTGCTGTATGAGCAAACTGGCGAATTCATTATGAATTGCCGCATTAAAAACAAGGTTGAGGCATTGCCAACAAGCCGAATTGAAGAAGCCGACCTTAAGCGACTGCAAGGCCAAGAAAAGCGTATTCAAAACCAGCTTTCTGAAAAGCGTGCAAGAGCCGATCAAAAACGTGTGATTGACGTAGACGCCGTTGAAGAACTGGCCGCAGACGTTGACGCCATTCCTGAAATTGAACCTGAAGTATTAAACATGGACCTCTCTGACTTTGAGGTTGAAAACTTTGAAGCCGCTCAGGCCAATTACCAAATAGATTTAGGAGACCTTCATGAGTAAATTCACTAGCCATTACAGCGACGAGCAACAAATTCAAGTAAAGCTGATAAACCAAGAGATTGATTTTTACGCCCTTGGCCCTGAGGACTATTGCTTGGGCTATGACTTAAACCAAGTAAACGCAGTACTTACTGGCAAGTCACCCATTAACCCAAAAAAGCTATTGAGTGTTTTGTGGGCGCACTTTTTTGGCGACTTTGACCCCAAAGAATTTAGCGCTGAGAGCGGCTTTTCGGATTGCTACAACGCCAATGACAAGTTACTTGTAGCGCGTATTAAAAAGCGCATGACCGATGAAGACATCGTAAACCAAGGAGTAAACAGCACTTATATTGCCAAAAAGATTAATAAGTCGGCCTCGACCATTAGTCAGTTGCTCTCTGGCAAGTATGCAGCAAGCCCAACTAAGTACTTACATGACATATACGCCATAGTCGCGCCTGCTGGGACCGATGCGGCAGACGACAATGCGAATGACGACAGACCCGTTATTACTATTCGATACGGCGAAGTGCCTTTTGTCCCAACCAGTGTTGCAAAGATGATTAGCATGGCGTGCGAACACGCAAGAGCAAGGCGGCGCTTTGCGGTGGTTGCTGGCCAAGCTGGCATAGGTAAAAGCAAAGGGCTGGAGCGCTACTGCGAAGAAAACTCACAAGCCATTTTGATTGTGGGCAGTGAGCAAACGACCAGTAAACAAGTGATTGAGTCACTGTGTGTCTCTTTAGGTTTGCCAAGAAAACAGAGTGTTTCTAAAAATATCGAGAACATTGTTAGAACGATTGAGAACACAGAGCGCATCATATTGTTAGATGAAGCCGACAAATGTAAGCCTAATGCGTTAGACCCGCTTAGAACCATTTCGGATGCTGCAAAGGTTGGGGTGTGTTTGATTGGCAATATTCAGCTGGTAGACAAACTGCAAACCAATGAGCGTTACGAGTTAATTTCGTCTCGTGTGTGCTTTTGGCCAAAACCCATTGGTGAAGTACCTGTAGAAGACATCAAAAACCTATTCAATGAATTAACCCAAGGCACTGTGCCGCTTGAGTCGAACGATGACCAATGGTGGCAATGGTTGCATAAAAGGGTAGAGGGAAATTCGAGGCTCCTAGTCGAAAACCTGCTCCCTCATATCCTGAGTCACAGCCGGAAAAACCCAAACAAAAAGTTAGACAAGCTCTTGGTGAACTCAATCTTCGCCAATGTTCTGAATCAACAAGCTGTATAAAACAACGAGCCTAGCTGCAACTGGGCTCATTAATTAAGGAAAACACCATGTTAAGAGTAAAGATATATCACCATACCTTTGGCGGTCATTTTGTATTAAACGACACGCTTACCGACCAACACATGCTGAGTGTTTTGGCCACAGTGGACCCAAGCGGGACCATTTTAGATGGCGTAAACGGCAATGTACCAGCGGCGTTTTGTATTTTCCTAGGGCAAAGGTTATACGAGTGCAAGCAGATAGCCAAGGTTAATTTAGAGGTAAGTTTTACCAAGGAATTTACCAACCGTTTTGGGCACATAGCGACTTTATGCATTGATGACACCAAACCCTGGGACTTTGAACTAGAAGAGTTTGCAGTATTTCCAGAGCACCGAGTAGAACGTGTGGAGAAAGCAGCATGAACCCGATGATTAAAGCAATAAAAACTGCGCAACAGGCGGCAGGCATTGATCAGGTATGCCATGTGAAAAACGTGAAGCAAATTAGTGGCGGGCTAACCAATAGCTGTACTGGGCTGACTCAAAACCAGCAACGCGCGCTGCTCAAGCGCTATCAGCAGATGGTTCCTAAGCAAGAATTGCCAAAGCAACTTAAGCTGATTTATAGCCTTTGGGGCCAGCTGGCCCGTGCAGGAAAAGTGAAACAAGACTCAAAACAAGCATGTGATGCCTTTTGTGAGAAGTTTTGTGACGGTAAGCGCCTATATAATGCCGAAGGTCACTGGCAAGCAGTGACTGAGATATTAAAACAGTGGTTAAATCGTAAGGAGACGAATCATGCCTAAAGGCGAATCAATTGTTATCAACCCAGACAGGCCGCTTTTTGAAGAAGCGCAATACGACAACTTACCGCCAAGTATTAAGCGTATTGGTAAGCTTAGGACCAAATGGGATGAAACAAGAGAAATGCAGGCCGCATCAAATGAGTTCAGCATTGAGTCGCTTCTTGAGGAATTAGACGATGGCTGAGCATGAGTTAGATGTGTCTTTGCTACCACATGGGCTTAGATTATTTGTAGTAACTATGGGGCTGGATGATGCAGTAAAAGCCTTAAGTGAAGAGCAGGGCAACTTGTTTTTTATTCCCGATACGCCAACGCCTAACCACGAATTTTGTAAGCGGTTTAGCGTTGATATGGCAAGGGCGTTATCTAACCATGCGGGCAGTACTTACCAAATACCAAAGTTGGACAAGATTTTAATCCAGCTAAGAAACATTAAGATAAGACAGGAGTTTAAGCAGGGCGCTTCAGTCCAAAATTTAGTAAGACGCTATAAGTTGACCAGACAAATGATCAACTTAATAGTGACCTCCGAAGCCGATGGCGCACCGATTTTAGTTGGCGATGCGCATAAGCAGATGGAGTTGAAGTTGTAGGTTTGTGATCAGCCTTCGTTGTTAGGTGTGGGGGCTGGTTTCTTTGATTCTTGAATATGGCCTATCAGATTTTATTTTCGTGAAGGCGAAAATGTTCGATAGCAGCTGCCCACTTTTTTAAGTCCGTTTAATTGGTTTGCTAGCTATTTTATACCAATAATCTTTACCTTTAGGTCTCACTTCATCTTCAAAGATCTTTTCAGATAAAATTCTAATTTTGTCATTAACTTTAGATTGTATATGTTTAACCAAATCGATGAAGCTTATTTCAGTTGAAGTCAAATAATCAGGCTGCATAAGTTCCCGATAGATAAACGGTTTCGCATTTGATCTTTTATTAGGGTACAAGACTAAAACGACTTTAACTTCTTCAAAATTATCTGACCCACTATGAGCAGCAAAATTATGTCGCATATGCATTATTTGGTCATGAAATTTTCTAAATTCTTTATCTGGGAATTTTCTCGGAAGGCTCAAGAACCGTCCTTCACATGATGTAAAGCATTTACCATATATTGTAAGTGCTGCGACATACAACCCTTTAATTAAGTTAAAGTGGTCTCGATCGCTACCTACACCACTTGCACTCGCACTTTGTTCCGGCTCCATTTTTTCTATTTTTTCTAGCCAAATAAGAGCGTTTCTAAGATCTTTTTCAATTAAAGTATATGCTGCAAGTTGCTGTGAAAGCTTACTATCCAATTCGATTCTGGGAGCAATTTTTCTTTTATGAAAGTATTTGTTGTACCGAACCTTTGTATCTGGCTCGAGAATCTCATGAATTTCCCAACCATTATTTAACTTCTTCTTACGTGCCATGTATTCAAACTCTGAACTAATAACTAACGCCTCGCTAAACCGACGCAAAATAGCAGGCTAAAATTAGCTACGAAGGAGCGCAAGCCCGCTGTTTTGCGTCCCTTGGTTGAAGCGTTTATTATGTTTCAATGTACTCGCAACACGTTTGAAATGTAAAACTTTCGTTTTCACCAACACCTTCATTATCAAACTCAATGAAAATAGTTCCAGACACCTTGAAACTTCCGTCTTCATTTTTCGTGATAATTAACTCCTTAACATCACACCAGTTATGAGCACGACCAATATAAACCGAACCTTCGGCATCTGTATAAATTGAGTGACTCAAATTCATTCCATCTAACCTTGAAGGTGAGCTTAAGTCCAATTTATACCAATCTAAAATAATTTCAGTTTTAGTAGGCTGCTCATCATAACCTAGACCAGAATCAAACTCTGTAAGAGGAAGGGTTACTCTATGAAAAAGAGTTTTAGGTAAGCCAATACTCTCGTTTTCAAACCAGTATGATTGGATAACGCCATTCTTAACTTGAGTTTTACTCTGTAATCCGATTTTCACCTAAGCCTCCTTGAAACATGGCAATTCAATATCGACCCAATATGTCGTTTTTCTACCACTAGTTGGGTCAATTAACTGATCGGTCCATTTTTACCATAAATAATAACACGTTGCTACATATCATCATTTTATGGTCATGGTGTTTTACTAACTGACCCAGTTGTTCGTTTCCATGACTACAGGGGCAAATTGCTAGTTAAGGAGCTAAAACGAGGGTTGCGGCTGCCAAATTTTTACTTTAGCCTAATGTATCGGCTTTACTTCAAAGCACCGTAAAACATTTTACACCTAATTTCCCACTCCTAATTTGCCAGACTAGCCATGTGATCAACCACATGTGGAAAAGGCATGGAAAAACTAAAACAACAACTGATTGACCATGAAGGATACGAGCATAAAGTGTATGTTTGCCCAGGTGGCTACCAATCGATAGGCGTTGGCAGGAACCTTGAAAAAAGAGGGCTGACTGACGACGAAATCAATTATCTACTTAACAACGATATTGCCGATTTTACTGCCCTAGTAGAAAAGCACATCGATACCTCAAAATGTAACCCCGCCCGCAAAGCTGTACTTATCAATATGGCCTTTAATCTTGGCATTCATGGCTTGTTAGCTTTTAAAAAAACCATATCAGCCGTTGAGCGAGGTGATTGGGATAATGCTGCAATTGAAATGTTCGATAGCCGCTGGGCTGTACAAGTGGGCGAGCGTGCTAACCAGTTAACCGAGCAAATGAAGACTGGGGAATGGTATGACGCCTGAACAAGAGAATCAGCTTTTCCAGTCTATCGGCCAAATTCAAGCAACCCAAACATCTATTTTGAATGAAGTCAGGCAGATTAAAACAGACCTTAATGCCCGTGTAGATAAGCTTGAAACACGTGTTGAGAAAATAGAAGACAAGGTAACACACAACCGAATTAAAATTGCATCGATGGGTGGTGGCGCTGGGTTAGTCGTAGCCATAGCTGCTGAAGTGTTAAAACTCGGTGGGGGCTCTTGATGGCGCACCCAGAAGATAAAAAGAATGCGGTGCGGCACAGCTATGTGAATGAGCTTTTAGCTTTATCGGTTGCGGCGATTAAACACACCGTTGCAGACAGTACAGCGAGGCGCTGGAAAAGTGAGGCCAAAGCGGCGGGTGATGATTGGGACTTAGCCAGAGCAGCCGCACGCAAAGCAACAGGCCCCGCGGGTGAATTTACCCAAGACTTTATTGAAGAGTTTACCATTCAAACTAACGCCACCTTTGAGCTAATCAAACAAGACGACGGGCTATCAATTGATGGCCGTATTAAAGCCCTTAATCAACTTAGTGATACATATTCAAAAATCATGAAGCTCAGCGGCGGTAATAAGTCTATTGAAAAGCGTGCTGTTGCCGCCGATGTGCTTAAGAAACTCGCAAGCTTTGTATCTAAATATCACCCTGATTACGCGCAGCAATTAGTCGAGATATTAACCGCGTTTGGTCCTCAACTTAGTAGCATGTTGGACGACTAATGGCTGATATTAGCAACAAAGAGTTTTTAGAAGAACTAGAGCAGATTACGGCTGCGCTACGAATAGATATTGAAGCTAAGCAACGCGATATTGACCCAAGCCCAGAAGCGATTTTAGAGCGAAGACAACGTGTACTAGGCGGTGATTTTGAGTTCTTTGTTTATACATATTTTCCTCATCATATGTGGCTAGATGAAGGTCAAAAGCCTAGTGAGTTCCAGCAGTATTTTATGGACTGGTTTCCCAAGGCCATAGACTTAAACAACTATTGGAAGCATTGGTTTGTTGCCCCGCGTGGTGAAGGTAAATCAACTTTAGCTGTAAAAATCGCGCCCGTATATATAGCGGTTTTAGCGCTACTACAGGATGAAGCCGTATGCGAAGAACTGGGCCTGACAAAGCCCAATATTTACATCGACTTTGTCATTCTATTTGGTGCAGAGGCAAAGATGCCTGCCAAAACGCTTGAAGTAGTTAAAACCGAGCTACTGAATAATGGCAACCTTATGTTGGACTTTCCAGAAGTCTGCGCCAAGTCACCACTATGGAAAATAGGTGAGTTTGCTACCCCCCAAGGTGTGCGTTTTGAAAGCCGTGGGTCGGAACAATCAGTTCGAGGCGCATTCCACGGCGCAAGCCGCCCTAAGTTACTATTGTCTGATGACATCATCACCGATAAAGAAGCCAAATCAGCAACCGAAAGGGACAACCGCTGGGCATTTTTAGAGGCTGCCGTGCAATACCTTGGTCCGCCAGGTAAAGGGGTTAAGTTTCTTGGTGTAAACACCGTTCTAAACAATGACGACCCAATATCCAGAGCTGAGCACGCCGCAGGTCATATAGTGCACCGCTTTAAAGCTATTTCACAGCTACCTGAAAACATGGAGCTTTGGGAGCAATGCCGTGAGCTCATGCTGTACAAAGACAAACAATTTGAGAAACAAGCAGCGAGTAAAGGAAAAGCGGTCGCCCTAGAAGAAAAGCCCAGCTTTAAATTTTGGATTAAGAATAAAAAGCACATGTCTAAAGGCGCAAAAACCAGTTGGCCGAGTGTGCGTAGTTTGTATGATTTAATGGCTATGCGAGCCTCAAACAAACGTGAGTTTAACCGTGAGATGCAAGGTATTGCCAAGTCAGATGAAGAGCAGATCTTTTATCGGTTTGAAACTTGGATTAACCGCTTAAACCTGTGGACACCCTATGGCGCATGTGACCCAAGCATGGGCAAAACCGCCAGCGCCGACCCAAGTGCTTTGCTTGTAGGTTTTTGGGCCAAAGAGTTAGGGCAATTGCACCTAGAATACGAAAGCCGCAAAGTTCGCGGCCCCAGCCGCCTTTTGAAAGATTTAATAAAGCTGCAGCTTGAATACAACTGTTTGGTATGGGGCTTTGAAAACAATAACGCCTTTGATTTTATGCGCCAAACCTACATCAAAGATGCATTGGACCAAGGTGTAGCTTTGCCACTTAGAGGTATTACGGCCACAGTGCCACAAGAAGAGCGCATCGAGGGGTTAGAGCCCTTTGTGATCAACGAACCTGCACAGATTCTTTTTCATACTCGGCGCACACGATTACTTATGGACGAGTTAGAAAACTGGCCCGAGAAACAGAGCAGCCACCATTACGATTTAAGCTGTGCACTCACGCTGTTATGGATGGTAGCCAGTACTGGTGCGGGTGGTATTCCCAAGGTAAGAAGCAAAAAAGTGACCAAATCAATAGGGGGCTATCATGTCTAAACCCCACCTTTCATACAAAGGCTATCGCGCATTACAAAAAGCATTCAGCATGAGCAAAACAGACCCTGCTTTATGGGCCATGATGCGCGAACTACCCAATCCAGATCCAATACTGCGCAAAGCTGGTAAAAGCTCGCTGATATATGACGAGATTGCCCGTGATGCCCATGTAATTGGTGAATTGCGTAGTTTGCGCTCTGGTATGTTCGCATTTAATGCTGAACTTGTGCCAGGCGGTGATGATAGCGCAAGCATGAAAAGCTTTGAGAATGCAAAAAGCTTGATGGCTGCAAACCCAGCTAAAAATACACAGTGGATGGACATTGATTGGCACAACTACAGCGCGATTTTACACGGCTTTGCGGTCACGCATTTGGGCAAGTTTGAGAAAAGTGACAATGCTTGGATACCCAGCACTATTGAGCAATGGCCTGCGGGGCGCTTTGCTTTTAATTCAGATCACGAGCTCCTTGTTAAAACCCGCGAGCACCCAGAGGGTGAGCCAATCAATGAAGACCGTTGGACATGTGTTAGGCATATGCCCGAGGCCAAAAACCCCTATGGTATTGCGCTTTTAAGTAGCTGCTTTTGGCCTTGGATGTTTAAGCATGGTGGCTTTAAGTTTTTTGTTCAGCTGTGCGAGCGCTTTGGTGTGCCGTTTCCCGTTGGTAAATATCCCATAGGCACACAAGACGATAAAATTGGTGAGCTGCTGGAAGGCTTAGCGAAGTTAATAACTGAAGGTATTGCCGTCATACCTGATGATTCGAGTTTAGACATTATCGAAAGCAAAATGTCAGGTGAGCCAGTCCAGTTGCAGCTTATCAATCTATGTAACTCAGAAATGAGTAAAGCTCTGACATCACAAACGCTCGCTACAGAGCAAAAAGCCGGTGCCCGTGCAGCTAGTGAAACACACGCTAAACGTGCAGGTGAGAACCAGCGTGCCGATAGGGCGCTTGTGTCTGGCTATCGAAATCAATTACTCGAAACCATCCATAAAGTGAATTTTGATGGCGGCGAGCCACCTAAATATGTCTGGCGAGATAAAAAAGAGATCAACCTCGAAACGGTTAATGTCATTCGTGAATCAGCCAAAATGGTGCCTGTTTCAGAGGACTACGTTTACAAGACATTGGGCATTCCAAAGCCACAAAAAGGCGAAGAACTGTTAGAAATAAAAGACGACAGCCAAGGCATTGCTAGCGCACCAAAGCAAGACTTTTCGAGTGACGAACAAGGTGCTGACATCTCTGTTTTTGACGAGTTTGACCAAGCAACTGACGCCGAAATTAAGCAGATTTTTGAGTTTGCTAAACAAGCAAACAACCTCGACGAACTAAAACAAAACATCCTCAATGAGTTCCCAAACATCTCCAATTCAGCCTTGGCAGAAGTCGCCACAAAGGCCCTTGAATTGGAGGTTTTACAAGGAATGAATGAGGCAAATCAACAGGAGATTTAACCTTATGAATGCGATACCCGAAGGCTTTTTACAAGATGGTAAAGGCAATTTAGTTGCACTCGCGAATGTGAAGCAAACTGACCTAATAAAGGACGAATTTGTCAAAAAATCCATAGAACTTGCAGAGAAACAGCAACAAGCACTCGCCGATTTTAAGCACCAACAAATGGAAGAAGCAGACGACTTTTTAGAGCTGCTAGCACAAGAACATGGCGTGAATTTAGGTGGCAAAAAAGGCAATTTAACACTGCGCTCTTTTGACCATTCGTTGTCTGTGAAAATACAAATTCAGGAGCGAATTGAACTGGGTCCTGAGCTACAAATCGCCAAAGAAATGATAGATAAATGCATCAGTGATTGGACCGAAGGCGGTAATCAAAACATCAAAGCCATTGTCAATAAAGTGTTCTCTACTGACAAGCAAGGCACCATTAATCCGCAGCGTATTTTGGGTTTACGTAAGTTAGAAATCCAAGACGAGTCGGGTAAATGGCAAAAGGCGATGGACATCATTGCCGAGTCTGTAACCACCATAGATAGCAGTCGATTTATCCGGTTTTATAAGCGAGATGAGCAGGGGGCTGATCAAGCAATTTCTCTAGATATAGCTAAGCTCTGATATGTCCGATATCCCTTCCCAGTATGGCCAACTCGTAAAGTTCGACGAGGCCATTTCAAATTTAAAGTCAAAAGTTCAAATACCCACTGAGCCATATAAAGATTTACTAGGCCACATTCATGCCCGTGCATTTACCGTTGCCGGTGCTACCAAAACGGAATTGTTAAACGATTTATATAAAGCCGTACTTGCTGCAATTGAAAATGGCGAGACGATCACAGACTTTAGAGCGCACTTTGATAAAGCGGTTTCAAAACATGGTTGGTCTTACAATGGAAGACGCGGTTGGCGTACGCAGGTTATTTATCAAAACAATAAAAACACGGCACGGGCAGCTGGCCGATGGCAACAGCAAGAACGAGTAAAACATCGCAGGCCATATCTTTTATATTTAACTGCAGGAGATTCGCGAGTAAGACCGCAACATAGTGCTTGGAATTATATACTTTTACCAATTGAACATAATTTCTGGCACACGCATTATCCGCCGAACGGCTGGAACTGCAGGTGTAAAGTCGTGAGCTTGAGTGATGCCGATATTAAACGCATGGGGTTAACTGTTACACCAGATTCAGCGCTTAAGAATTATCAAAAACCATTTACCGAAGTTGACCCAACAACAGGTGAAGAACTGGAGCGATTACCTGGTATTGATATCGGTTGGGATTACAATCCAGGTCTTGCATGGTTGGGCTCTGACAAAGCAACGGGCCAGATGTTAGCGAAACTCGATCACCAAATTAGAGAAGTTGCCACGCCGATTTTTAATAACGCCATTAATGAAGGGCAAAGTTATTTTAAATCTCAAGTTGCGACGATTGCAGCTAAGCAGTCACTTGGTAAACCAGAGTCTGGAACAAAATTGACGCTAGGGCACTTGCATCCAAATTTATTTAAAGCCGTTTTGGATATCGCGCCCGAAATTAAAAGCACTTTGGTGGTCATTGATGAAGCCATGATAAAAACGGCGATTCAGTTAATCGGGTTTGAGCAAACCACACAGTTAATGAAGCTAGTTCAAACAGAAGCCGATTCCACATTTAACCAAAGTGTTTTGCAGTTTGTGGTAAATGGAATTTTGCTTACCGTTGAGGTTGGCCCAGACATGAATCGAGTTGTCGCTGTTAAACAAATTGATGTTTAAAGCGTATTTAAAGTCTATTTAAAGGGCGTTTAAACGTTTTTAAAAATGGCGATTATTAGTCTAATTCTAAACGTATTGTGAGCAGGAATGAGCGCAGAATGATATGGAATGAGCGGGTTTTGTCTAAAAACAAATGTATTTTTGGTTTTTGTGATTTTGGCTCGAAAATTTATGACGTCCAGTATATATGGGGCTTTCAGAGGAATCGAAAGTTGGATTTCAGAGTTTGGTTAATTCTAGAAATGAACGACCCCTTACACTTACACAGATATATTTGAAGGTATTTTAAGTATGGCCCCCAAAAAATGGTGGCCATTTGGTGGCGTCGAAATGCCTTTCTTTAATCGATATTATATTCATGATAACTTTAAGAAAACGGTAACTTACAAATGATAACCATTAAGAAAACACTTGGTTTTTTTATACTTTTAATCTTATCAGGGTGTATAGATCCGAAACCTCAGCTTCTTATAAATGGGTATCATTTATCCTCTACTAATGCTAGTAATACATATGTAACGAAAGGTTATGAAGTTATTATACATTCTGATGTTCTTCATGTTGAAGTAGTTGAGCATTTCATAATAGGTAAAAGGCAATTACCAGAACATCCCGACCATAATGAACTAGATGTTGCTGAAGGGTATTTTATTATTGACACAAAAAATGGCGAAGTCAGCTTAGGTGTAGACAAAAGTACGATATTGAAAAGCACTAATGGGAAATACAAAATTGATTGGTAAAGCTGTTTAGAGCGATAAATATGGTCGTATTTGTATTTATGAAGACTCCTATCTTAAATTTTTATGCGGAGAGGATGAAGCAACGCTGGCAGCGTGTTTAGCGTATGTGGATTTAAACCCAGTAAGAACAAAAGTGGCGGAGACGCCCGAAGAGTCATGCCACACCAGCATTAAAAAACGTATTGAAACAGTAAAAGCGGGTACACAACCTAAGTCACTTATGCGTTTTGCAGGTAACCAAAAGCCGACCTTTTCACCATTGTAAAACATGCAAGGTTGAGTATTTTCAATTCCAGTTGAAGCAATTTAAATATAGCCGAAGAATTTATTACCTTTAGCGTCGGAAAACTGTGCTTTAACAAGTAAGTCAGAGTTAGGATCAAACGCATCAGATTCAGAAGCAGGACTTATAACAGTTTCATCGACTGTGTCATCTTTCCAATTTGGAAATTGCCAAATGGTATGTTCGAGTAGATCTTGAGCTGTTATTTCCCAAATAAATTTACTCACGGCTCTCCTTATACTGCTAACGCCTATCATAAGCGGTGGATAATACTTGGCTAAAATTGGCGACGAAGGAGCGCAAGCCTGCTGTTTTGCGTCCTTTGGTTAGGAATTTGCTATGTGATGACTAATGCTGATTAGTCTGGAACTGAACTAATTTTGACTACGCTAGCGCAACTAACAACCCAAGCTCTGGAAAGAAAGCATTTAAGTATGCTGATGCATGGAGCAAGCAAGTGAATAAGCTTCCTTATGTTGCGTTAGAGTCAGGAGTGCAGGCTGCCGCGAAATGGAACATGTATTTAAAAACCAAAAAATATAGAAAACTAGCTGAAAAAGAACGATCTAGAATTGACAGCATGTAACACGCGCATTTTCCCGGACTGTCAGAAGCTACATAATTCAGCTAACCGACATGACAGTCCAATCTCAAACAAATTTAGATTATGTTAAATAAATCAAATTTCAACGTTGTTTGGAATTCCCGAGTATCTAACTCAACTTAACTTTCCCTTTATATATCAAGAATCACATCTTACCCACCCAAACACTTCAACCGTTTGTGCAGTAACAAACACAACCGTTTTTCCGCTCGTATCTAGCAAACCGTTTGCAACAGGTATATTACATGAGCATGAGTGGGGCGGAGGGTTATCTAAAAACAGGTTTGGGCTCGAAAATTAGTAGGCCGAGCATTTATAGGGCTTACAGAGGAATCTAAAGTTGAATTTCGTGGTTTTGTTAAATCCAACAATGAACAATTCCTTACGATAGCTGAGTAGCAATCCAAATTTTGGTTTTAAAGGCCAATACATTGGTAAAATGTGTGGTAAAAATTACCCCAAAACTAACCTTGAATTTGTGTCGAGCACATCTTACGCTACTGAATATTCAATCGGCTTTACTTATCATTCGTTACCTTATAAAACCGCTTTTGTAAACCTGATTGAGGGAGTAATTATTTGGAAACTACCTTACGCTCATAGATTTATGTCAACAAGGAGACGTACATGA